TATGACATGGGGTTATATTGATGGTACTCGTCACCACTTAGGTTTTGCTAAATCTCAAGGTATGTCAAGTGCTAACAAATTCCCAGGATACGAAATCTGGATGAAAGACAGATGTGATGTATTTATTGAAGATTTATCAAGAACTGTGTTGATTGAAGAAATTCCACAATTCTAATAACAAAATAGTAGAAGTAATGCTTACCATAAGAACAGCATACTTCTCTTTTTTCTGAGAAAAATCCCCTCAACCCCCCTCTCCCTCCTAGAGGGGATGATTCTCATCCTTACTTAGTAAAGCCTCTTGTTTATAAACAATGTAACTAAGTGTAAGAGTGTTGGATTAGGATGTCCCTAGTTGCTATTCCATTCAATTGGTGCACTCTACAAATTATAAACCAAATTTTAATTAAACTACATTATGGGTAAGTTAGGCAAAATCTCAACAATAAAAAGAGAATTTAATAGCTCACAATTGCAAACAATGCAAAGTGAACTTTCAAGAAACAACATGACTAGAATTCCTGGTACAGGAGTTTTTAAGTATCCTTATAAGGAACTAGATGGTCAATACAGAACTGGATTAGATGTTAATGCATCATATATAAAAAGAATCCAAGATCCTCTTGAAAAAGAATTAGAAATTAATAGAGTAAAAGCTTTACGTGAAAAGTTAGAAGATGCACTAGGTGATATAGATCTAGGTCCACGTTCAAAATTTTGGAACTATGGATTATCAACATCTTCAGATGATGTTTCTCATGTACAACCTTACAAATTACTTGATGGTGATAACTTTTTTGATTTATCAATTCCATTTCAAGAATTATCATTTGCTTGGTTAAGAGTTCATCCAACTATTGCTTCAAGTTTTCAAGCATGGGAAAGAGGTGAATATGCTGCTGATACACAATTCTATGTTGTTGATGATGATATTGAAAATGAAATTGTATTCAAGAAAAAACAATTAATCAATAAAGCAATTGTTAAGTTTGAGGATATGACTCCTGATAAGAAAAAGAAAATTGCTAGATTATTGGGACTTCCTGTTACAGAAGACACTAAAGAAGAAATTGTATATAACCAAGTAGATAACTTGTTAAAACAAACAGAATTCAAAAGTGGTAAACACTCAGGATTAAATCCTATTGAAGTGTTCAATAGATTTGCTAACATGAAAGAAAACTTACTCCATATACAAGATTTAGTTAAACAAGCTATTTCACATTCTGTTTACAGAGTAAAACCTGATGGTAGAATTTATGAAGGTGAATTTGAAATTGCAAAAGATGAACAAGATTTAATTAAATTTTTGATTGATGATGATCATCAAGATGAATTAATTGTTTTAGAACAAAAATTAAAAGGTAAAAAACTAGCTGCTATTTAGTGGCTAGTTTTAAAAAATATAAAATATGATACCAGTAGATAGTTTATTATACAAGATTGACCAAAGATTGAATAAGCTATCAACTAATGAGCATCAACAGATTCAGCTTGAAGATAAAATTTTAGCTCTCAATGAGGCTCAGATTAAGTTGATAAAGCAAAAAATTGATGGAATGAGTATTGCAAATGGTATGGGTATGGATGCTTTTAAAAAGCGTTATGAAGATCTTCAAAGTCTTGTAATGCCATATAATAGTCAACCATTAACCTTAACAATACTAAACCCAGAATTAAATCAATGGAAAGCTAACATACATCAACTTGATCCTAAATATATGTTTTATGTAGATAGTTATGTATTAGCAGATAAAGGACGTTGTAAAGATAGAAAAATTTGGATTAATAGAGATCTTGCTAAACATGGAGATCTTCAGTTTGTTTTAAACAATGAACATTATAAACCAAGTTTTGAATACCAAGAAACATTTAACTTTCTTGCATCAGATGAAATTAGTATATTTACTGATGGAACCTTTATACCAAAAACTATAAACATTTCTTATATGAGATATCCTGTATATATTGATAAAGCAGGATATATTAAATTTGATGGAACACCTTCTGTAGATACAAATTGTGAACTTGAAACATATTTAGAAGATGAGTTGTTAGATCTTACAGTTGAAAATCTAGCAATGTATACAGAGAATCAATCTGCTATACAAACAGCTCAAATGAGAATACAAACAAATGAATAAGTAATTAATAATTAAATCTAAATAAAATGGCAGATTTCTCTTTAACCACGCTTTTCGTAGTGCCAGCAGCCCAAACAGCTTTGTCTGGTAGCTCTACTGAAAATCTAAAACTAACTCCTGGATACATTGGAGTTTATGACAACAATTATAGACCTGTGCCTGCTGGTACAACTATTTATGATGCAAGTGTAGGACCTTACTTCTATATTGCTCAAGGAAGACAAAACAATTATTTACAAGGATCTAAACGTTCAGATAAAATTGCTGGATGTAATCAAGCTGTAAATTGTCAACCAAACGTATTTGAATGGTATAAAGTAGTTGGATGTCCAACTCCTGTTAACCAAATTACATTAGTAGATAACTTTACTGTACAATGTGGAGAAAGCATTACATTAACTTTACGTGCTCACTCTTCTTATATTGATACATTGTATTTCAATGGATTTACACGTTCAGTAACTGTTCAAGCTCCTTGTTGTAACTGTGCAGATAATCCATGTGATACTGTAGATCCAGAAATCATTATTGATCTTTTGATTGCTAAATTAGAACAACATGCACCAGGTATCAACCCTGATAACATTTCTTTCAGCACATTCTTTACCTTTACTAAAATAGGTACTACAGGATTACAAATTGAAGGAAAAGCTTTAACTAAATATGGTCAACCATGTGATGTTGCTGCGTTCCCATTTGAATTTGATAGATTATGGTTTAATACATTTGTATATGCAGGACCTGCTACAACAGCTGACTTTATTGTTGCTGATGCTTGTAACTTAGTTGCTGATGCTACTGTAACTCAAACATCTAACTATGCTAGAGGAACTTCTGAAGAAATTACTCAATTAGAGAAAAACTTCTATAGCTACCAAACTGGTTTCTTGAAACATTTATATAGAATGGCTGGTTTTAACCAAGCATTTGAATCATTTGTTACTACTGGTACAACTTATACAACTTACTACATTAGATTTAATGAGTATGGTAGAGGTCAATATAACTTTGGTGATTATATCACTTTAGATTCTACAGTTATTATTGCTGTGCCTACTACAAGTAGTGCTCTTATAACTGATCTTGAAAATACATTAGTTCCTGCTTTAGGTGCTGTTGTTAGTGATGGTGCTGTATGTATTACTACTACAACTACTACTACTTCAGCATAGTTAAAATAAAATTTAATATTTAATCAAGGGGAAGGAACACAAATTCCTTTCCCTTTTTTATTAAAACTAAACAATATGTCAGCATTAAAATTAGATTTTTTAGTAGTTCCTACATATAACACATTAACTCTTGGGGTTATTGATGCATCTACATATCCAACAAATCCTCCAGCTGTTACATCTCCATGGATAGAAATTACTCCTCCTGGATTTGATCCTGTAGGACTTGTATTTAGTGTTGATGAATATAATATTTTTACATCAGCAAATTTAGGTCTTTCACCTGTAGGTACTAACCAACCTTTACCTGATGGTATATATCATATAAAATATTCTGTCACTCCTGCATATACTAATTTTGTAGAAAAATCTATTATACGTGTAGATAAATTACAAGAAAAATTTGATGAAGCTTTTATGAAGCTAGATATGATGGAATGTGATAGAGCTATTAAAACTCAAAGTAAAGTTGAATTAGATTCAATTTACTATTTTATTCAAGGAGCTATTGCTGCAGCAAATAATTGTGCAACAATACAATCATTAAAACTATACAACCAAGCAGAAAAAATGTTAAACCACTTTATAAAAAATGATTGTGGATGTTTTGGTAATAATTATATAATTAATTTTCAATAAAATGGCAAACTGTAGACAATGTGGAGTTGGGGTTGGATGTGGCTGCAACTTAATAAATGGACTATGTGCATCTTGTAATGCACTATCAAAAACACTTAAAAACTTTATAGCAACATGCTTACACCTAGATTAACAAACTGTCCTGAATGTGCTGATATACCTGCATTAATTGCAGATATTGATTGCAAAATTTTTGAAATGAGTAATGCTTTATATAATAATATTGTTTTTATGCTTAATAAATCATTTCCAGCTGAAGTAATGGCTGATCTTTTAAAGTATAGAAGAATACTAACATTTAAAGTTTGTAATCCAAACTATGCTGGACATTTTTCTGTTAACATGATTGCTAATAAAATCAACCTTTTAAAATTTAAATAATATGTCTTGTACAAATTGCTTTAATGGATGTGCTGAAACTGTATCAGATCAGTGCATAAGATATACAGGAAATGATGTTCCTGCACTTGGTATTCAACATGGAGATACACTTCTTTCTGTTGAGAATGCTATTACTACTTTTTTATCTTCTACATTAACTGGAGTTGGTATTAAACCAATTATAGATAATAATATTATATGTGATCTTGTAAAAAATAATCTTCCTTCATGTACAAATTGTACAGGATTTACATTAAATGATATATTATCAGCTCTTATAAAATCTGCTTGTGATCTTCAAGAACAAATAGATACAATTAATACTTCAATTACTAGTATTAATAATACACTTACTGTATTAAATGCTGACTATACATTACCAGCAGATTGTTTA